CACGAGCACCGCGCCTTTTTGTTAAAGAGACTGGAAAACCTCTCCAGGTGTTCGGTACCTCGGTGTTGCGTTGCATCACCTCCGACAGATTCATTATACACGGCTCGATCCAGGTGTGGGAAATTTCCGCACCTGATCAAATTTCGCAACGAAATCAATGGGTTACAGGCGGGTCGGACCCTCCCCCCACGCACGGCCCTGAGCGGGGGAGGGGGAGCCTCGCACCGGAGTTTGCAATCTCAGGTAATAGTAAGCTTTATGCACCCAGCTGCAAGCTGGGGGTGAAACGTCCACGGCCGCCAAGGTATTGACATTTGGGCAGCGGTAGGGCAGGCTCGTGGAATAGTTCTTGTGAAGGAGAAGACATGGCCGCTACGCAACTGAAGGAGATGGATATCAGGCACCACGCAATCCTGAATTGGATGCTGCTCAATCCCGGCAGGTCGTCCAGGGAGTGCGCGGACTACTTCGGGGTGAGTCAGAGCTGGCTCAGCATCCTGACCCGGAGCGACGTGTTCCAGGTGGAGCTGAACAAGCGACAGATGCAGATTGCTGCGAGGATCTGCCAGACCATCCCGGAACGGCTCCGCATGATCGCGGACGTCAGCCTGGACAAGCTGGCCACGAAGCTGGAGGAGTCTGAGGACCCGGACTTTATCCTGGAGGTCGCGGACAAGACGCTCGCCCGGCTGGGGTATGGGACAGGCCCGCGGACGGCCATCAATTTGGCAGCGCAGCAGAATGTGCAGCAGAACTTCTACGTATCGGAAGGGGACCTAGCTCAGGCCCGGGAGGTTATGGGAGCGCAGGAAGCCCCGCTCGAGTTGCCCGCCTCGGAGGATGAGGGCCTTTTCCTAGCCGACCAGACGGTCAACGCTTTCATGGAAGGAGAGCAGGTTGGAATTGCAAGTACCTGAAGGGTTCAGGCCAGTGGGGGAAGTGGATTGGGCTCAGCAGATCGTTCCGCCACTTTTCCGCAGGCTGACCTACACCGGGGCGCGCAGGCAAGGCGTCCTTTATGAGAAGAAGGTCCACGAGCACCTGTCAGACCTTTACGGGGACGATTACATGCCCGGGCCTTGGTTCAAGTTCTACGGGGCAGGTGAGCGGGCCTATAGGATCTGCCAGCCTGACGGCCTGATCATCCAGCCTGAGAAGGGCAGGATCACCCTGGTCGAGATCAAGTACCAGCACACCCCGCTCGCTTGGTGGCAGCTGAAGAAGCTCTACTACCCGGTCCTGCGGAAGGTCTGCCCGGAGAGCCTGTGGAAGTACGATTTCTGCGAGGTGGTGAAGTTCTACGATCCGTCCATTCCCTTCCCGGAACAGGTTGTCCTGGCCTGTCACGTTCCCATGCAGTCGGATAAGTTCAAGGTCCACATATGGCAATGATCAGCCCGCGGGAAGCCGTCCGGCTTGGCGCTACGTCCCTGACCCTCTACGGCCGCCTGTTCTTCCCGAAGACGTTCAGGCAGAGCAGCCCGGCCTTCCACGACGAGATCGGCAAGGTCCTCATGGCCACCTCGCCGGAGTACAGGAACGTCGCCATCGAGGTCTTCCGGGACGGGGCGAAGACTACGCTCCTCCGGACCTACGCCAGTCAGCGCATCGCCTACGGGATCAGCCGGACCATCCTGATCGTCTCGGCCAGTCAAGCCCACTCGATCTACTCGGTCAGGTGGCTCAAGAAGCAGGTGGAGAGGAACACGGCCTGGGCGGAGACCTTTGGCCTGACGAAGGGGTCGAAGTGGACGGACGAGTTCATCGAGATTCAGCATGCGAAGATCGACTCCACGATCACGGTCATCGCCCTGGGCATCACGGGTCAGGTCCGAGGAATCAACCTGGATGACTACCGGCCCGACCTGATCATCTGCGACGATACGTCCACAGACGAAGCCTCGTCCTCCGTTGAGCAGCGGGCCAAGCAGACGAACTTGGTCTTCGGTGCCCTGTTGAACTCCCTGGCCCCGGTGTCCGAGTGCCCGTCAGCGAAGGCGGTCATCCTGGACACGCCCAAGACGAAGTTCGACCTGATCGAGTCCTGCGAGAAGGATGGGGACTGGAAGTTCTTCCGATTCGGCATCCTGGACGAGAAGAACGAGAGCCGTTGGCCCGAGCGTTACCCGACCGCGGAGATCCTGCGGAAGAAGGCCCATGAGGCCCGGGCAGGTCGGACTCATATCTGGATGCGGGAGAAGGAGTGCAAGCTGATCTCGCTTGAGACCAGTTCCTTCAACGAGGCGAACTTGAGCTACTGGGACGACATCCCCAAGGGTGCCTTCTACTTCATCGCCATCGACCCGGCCAGCAGTGATAGCGCGGAGGCGGATGATAACTGTACGATGGTCATCGCCTTTTTCGGGAGGAAGGTCTACGTTGTGGAGTACATAGCGGAGACAGGCCAAGACCCTGAGATGGTGGGCATGGCGGTTCTCCTGTACGCTCGGAAGTACCCGATCAGTGGGATCATCGTCGAATCTGTCTCCTATCAGAGAATCCTCGCCTGGTACCTTGAGCGATTCCTGCGGGAGAAGCGGGTCTATCTCCCTATCCACAAGTACGATGATCGGCGCAGGAAACCTGACCGCATCCTGCAAGCTCTGGGCGATGTCAGCGCTATGTCTCGCCTTTACTGCCTAGCCACGCAATCCAAGTTCATTTCTCAGTACATCGAGTTCAGCCCATCCGTCAGGATGCATGATGACGTGCTCGATGCCCTGTCCATCGGTGTCTGCTGGTCCATGGACGTTATGATCCAGGACTGGATTGAGGGTGAGTACAAGGAAATGGCGGACGAGGATGAAGATGAGCCCTACCAAAGAAGACTTAGCAATTTCAGGAGTGCCCCATGAGTGAGTTGTCCAGTACTGTCAAAGAAATCCCTTACGATTCCCCGCTGCACGAGAAGATCCTGCGCAATTTTCGGCAGCGGCTCAAGGCCTCCCGGGATGAAAAGAGCAAGTCCAGAGATGAGGCCTGGAAGAAAGCCGAGGACCAGTTCACCGCTTACATGCCCGAGACCTCCTACGATGCTGTGCGGAGGAACCGGCGTGACCAGGGAGGTATCCCTGACTACACGACCATCACGCTGCCTTACTCGTACGCCATGCTGCTCACAGCGCACACGTACTACACGAGCGTGTTCTTGGCCCGTGACCCGGTCTTCTCCGTCCAGGGTCGGCATGGCGAATCCCAGACCGCGGAGACCGCCGTTGCCAGTCTGCTCGACTACCAGCTGATCTCCGGTGGGCAGCTTCCAGCCCTGTTCCTCTGGCTCATGGATCCAGGCAAGTATGGCGTCTCGATCATCGGGCACTACTGGGATCGGGAGGTCTTCACCTTCTCCCAGATGGCTGAGGTTCCCCGGGAGCTTTTCGGCGTTCCCATCCCAGGCACTGCGGTGAAGAAGCTGATCTCGGTCGAGAAGGAAGGTTATGTCGGCAACCGCCTGTACAACATCCGTCCGCAGGACTTCTTCCACGACCCGTCAGTCCCGATCCTGCGCTTTCAGGAAGGTGAGTTCTGCATTGTCTATAACGATACGCCTTGGGTCAAGGTTGCCAAGCGCGCTGCTGACGGCATGTACTTCAACGTCCGGAACCTGAAGGAGACTGGGAAGCCCAGGAACAGGGACATGACCGGGTCTGGAAACAGTGCCCAACTCCCGGGCCAGGACACGAGTTACTATAACGAAGGGGCCAGCACCCCGACGATGGTCGACCTGCATGAGTTCCACTGGGACCTCGTTCCGAGCGAACTGGGCCTCGGCTCGTCTGCCCGGCCTGAAAAGTGGGTCTTCACGATCGGGAATGAGCAGGTTATCATCGGCGCACAGCCGCTCGGCCTTGCTCACAACGAGTACCCGTTCGATGTGCTGACCCAGGAGGTCGAAGGCTATAACACCTTCAACCGATCCATGCTGGACATCCTCGAGCCGCTGAACAATACGATGGACTGGCTTTTCAACAGCCACTTCTACAACGTCCGGGCGTCCCTGAACAACATGTTCGCAGTCGATCCGAACATGGTCGATGTGCGATCGCTGGAAGAACCTGGTCCAGGAAAGCTGATCCGCCTGAAGCCGGCTGCGGCAGGGAAGGACATCAACACCTTCCTCCGGCAGTTCGCGGTCAGCGACGTCACACGCCAGAACCTCATGGACAGCGACGTTGTGGCCCAGCTGGCTCAGCGAACCCTGGGCGTGAACGACAACATCATGGGCTCTGTCAATTCCGGAGGCAGGAAGACAGCGACGGAGGTCCGGTCCTCGACCACCTTCGGCATTACCCGCCTGAAGACTCAGTGTGAGTGGTTCTCTGCGACCGGGTTCTCTCCGCTGACCAAGAAGTTGATTATGTCTACCCAGCAGCTCATGGAAGGGGAGCGTCAGTTCCGCATCGTTGGAGATCAGCGCCTGTGGGGTGGGCAATACCTGCCGATCAACCCGCAGATGATCAGTGGCTTCTATGACTTCGTGCCTGTCGATGGTACGCTGCCGATCGACCGCTTTGCCCAGGTGAATCTGTGGCAGACGCTCCTCTCGAACATGGCCCGCGTTCCAGGCGCGCTGCAGAGCTATGACATCAGCCGCATCTTCGCCTTCGTCGCGCAGCTGGGCGGCCTGAAGAACATCGACAGGTTCCGCATCCAGATTGCTCCGGATCAGCAGGTTCAGCAGATGGCACAGGCAGGCAATGTAGTTCCGCTTAAAGGAAACATGCAAGAACCCGGCCAGATTCCTGGCATGGGTGCAACCGGCTAGGAGAGCAGGATGGACGAAGAAGAACTCAGCGCGAAGATTACCCTGCGAGAAGTGCAGGTATTGCTTTCGTCGCGCGCGTGGTGCACATTAGTCTCGATGGTGCAGGAACAGGCTGACGGGCTGCAAAATCAGCTCCTGCGCTCCCCGGTCGAGTCGATCGGAGATGCCCTCAAGATGGAACGTGTCAAGGGGGAACTTCTCGGGCGACTTAGCTTGACCGATACTGTGGACTCCTGGGTTGAGACCCTCCAGTATCAAATTAACATGGATTCGAAAGGGCGATAATGTACCGCAAGCTTTTCGCACTGCAAGAAGAAGCTCAGGATGGGGATGCGACCTCCTTCGTGAGCGGAGGGGCGGAAGCCCCTTCCACTGCTGACCAGTCTTCCGACGAAGGTCTGGACACAGCTCAATGGGGGGCTCTTGCCGAGTCCTTTGACCATGACGAGGACGAAAGTCTTACCGTCGAAGGGGACCTGGAAGTTACGGCGGATGGAAAGGAGCTGCCCGATGCAGGTCCTCTCGACCAGTCCGTACCTACCGGGGTCCAACCTGAGCAGCCTTCTCCAGCCGCGTCAGTATCGGCCCCGACGGCCCCGGTCACCTCGCAAGAGCCCCCCGCCCAACCTGCAGCGCCCCCTCCGGAAGTCTATCAGACCTGGAAGGCCGCTCGTGAAAAGGAACTGGAAGGCCTCTACACCCTCACTGAAGAGGATGCCCAGGCTGCCCTGACCGAACCCGAGAAGCTCCTTCCGAAGTTGGCGGCGAAGCTGCACATTGGAGTGTTGGAAGCAAGCATGCGAGCCATGCAGGCAATGATGCCTGTGATGCTCAATCAAGTGAATCAGGCAACGGAACTGAACACGAAGGCGAAGGGACTTTTCCAGTCGGTCAATCCCGATCTGGCGGACCCGCAGTACGAGCCGTATATCCTGGAACTCGGCCAGTTCTATCGGTCCAAAAACAGGACGGCTTCGCCGGAAGAAGCTTCACGCGCGATTGGCGATCTGGTCAGGGCGGCCTTCGGCCTTGCCCGTCCGAGTCAGCCTACGCAGCAGGCCCCCGTTCAGCCTACCCCGGCAGCGTCGACACCCTTTTCCCCTGTGCGGGGTGGTGGTAGTCGCGTTGGTGGTCAGGTCAAGCCGTTGAATCCCTTTGAGGCACTTGATATGGAATTCAAAGACGACTATTAATCAAGGAGTTTCAAAATGGCAATAGCAGGACTGCGTGGTTCGGGCGACTTCGCCACCGACGAACGCCCGAAGAACTTTCGGGAAATGATCCTCTTCCGTGACCCGGCTGGGCAGGCGCCCCTCACCGCCTTGCTCAGTCGCGTCCGGACCGAGTCGACCGATGACCCGGAATTCGCCTGGTACGAGGAAGAGCTGAACGCCCTCCGCCTGACTGTCAATTATACGACTGGCTACACGACGACGGACACGTCCCTGGTCGTCACCTCGAACGTCACGGATGCGACCGACGTTGTCGCTGGCGACACCTTCCTCGTGGACAAGCCGACCAGCAACGGCATCAGTAGCGCCTATGCGAACGAAATCGTCACCGCTTCGGCGGCCGGTGCAGGTGGTTCCATCACCATCACTCGCGGCTCGCAAGGCACGACGGCGACTCCCATCCCGACAAACTCGACGCTGACCCGCATCGGCAACGCCTTCGCGGAAGGCACGACTGCCCCGTCCGCTTCCACCCGCAATCCGACGAAGTTCTACAACCTTGCCCAGATCTTCAAGACGACCTATGAGCTGACGAACACCTCGGCGAAGCTCAAGACCCGTACCGGCGACCCGGTCAAGAACGACAAGAAGCGCAAGATGTTCGACCATGCGGTCTCGATGGAACTGGCCTTTCTGTTCGGCAAGCGCTTCGAGACGACCGGTGCGAACGGCAAGCCCCTCCGCTACACCGGCGGGCTGCTCTGGTTCCTGTCGCAGTATGCCCCGAGCATGATTACTCAATTTACCACCACGCCTACCGAGACGACCTTCACGGACGCCATCTACAAGGTCTTCGACTACAACTCGCGGGCAGGTGATGAGCGTATCGTCTTTTGCGGCAACGGCGCCATGAACAGCCTGAACAAGCTGGCCAATACGCAGGCGCGCACCCGCCTGAACTTTGACGGCGTGGTCAAGGTCTTCGGCATGAACCTGCAGCGTTGGGTTCTGCCGCAGGGCACGTTCTACTTCCGATCGCACCCGCTGTTCAACACGCACAGCCGATTCACGAACGACATGTTCATCTTCGACCCGTCGGTCATCAAGTATCGGCCCTACCGCGATACGACCTTCAAGGACAACATCCAGGCCAACGACGCCGACACCCAGAAGGGTCAGTGGCTGTCCGAGGTCGGTCTCGAAGTCGAACACGCGAAGACTTCCGCCTGGCTGAGCAATTTCGTAGTCTAGGCGAAGTCGCAGTCCAATTAACGGGGAGGAGAATAGTGATATTCTTTTCCCCGTTTATTCTTGTCCAGGAAGAACATGCCATTGTACTTTGACACAGACGAGGAACGGCGCCCCACCGACCCTTACACGACCGTGATGAACTCCGTACTGAAAGAGTTGCAGGAGCTTCGGCAACGTGCGGGGTTGATTGAGACCCTGGAAGCCCTCTTCAAGCAGCATGTGAAGACGGAGGAGGAATTCCAGACGCGGCTCGAGCAGCACTTTCTTTCCGCCTTTCCTGAGGGTGATACCGCCCTTCACCGGGCACATCACGATATGCTGATCAGTCGGGAGAAGTTCAAGGAGCAGTTCTTCAAGAACTTACTGGAGAAGATTGGGCAGGGGACGATTGTCGGCTTGCTTGGGGCTCTCGGCGCCTTGCTCTTGTATTGGGTCAAAGGCACCTTTACTATCCACTAGGAGCCGAGATGGACGTTGAGCAACTGGAAAAGGATTGTTGTAGGGTCTCTTTGGACCTGAATTCGACAGAAGCCGAAAAGATTCGCCCTTTCAAACCGGGGCAGGAAGTTCAGCTTCTCGTCATTGGGAAGATCACCGCTCAAGCTTTCTACTCGGAGGCTGGGCCTAAGGAAACTGACTACGACGGGCACTTGTCGCTTGACGTCTCAAAAGTGTCTGTCATGAAAGCCGCACAGAAGACGCAGATCGAAAAACTCTTTGAAGATGAGGAAGACTGAAATGCCTACGAAATACCCTGCAGCATTCGACAATTTCGTCAACCCGACTGGCGTTACCGACCTCGACACGAGCGCGCTTTGGACGCATGGGCAGCAGCATGCCGACCTGAACGATGCGGTGGAAGCGTTGCAAATCAAGGTTGGTATTGGAGCCCCCGTTCTTGGCATTGGGCAGCCTCCTGCATCAGTTGCTGGACAACAACGTGAAGTCCGTGGTCAGGTACTCTGGGCGCCTGGAGATACTATTTACGATGGTACAGGTGGCACCGGAACAGGTTCGATCGCGGTGTCAGATTTAAGTGATTTCACTGGCTGGAAGATCTCGCTTGATCCTGGCACCCTGAACAGTAAAATCAACACACAAAGGGATGTCACCGGAAGTGCGATTGCTTCGACAGATGTGATCTGGGTTCGGTTCTTCGTTCCGAACTGGGCAGCTGGTATGGAGGCGACTCTGTACCTTTCATCTGTTACGAACTGGTCCAAGTTCGTTTTCGGTGGTTGGAGCATGAATCAACTGCAAGAAGGTTGGAACGAAGTTCCGATCCTCGCGTCGAGCATGACGGCAAGCGGCGGAGAGACGTTTCCGCTGACACCATTGCGTGTGAGGATGCAAGTCAAGAACAATGCTGGAGCTGGTGGTTCGCTGTACGTTGGGAACATCCGCGTGGCAACAGGCATGCCAGTAGCGACTCTGTGCATTGATGACTGTTATTCGGATTTGATTCGCTACGCTTATCCGATTTTTGCCAAGAACGGCTTGGCCGCCTCAGTCTTTGTCGTCACCGACTGGCAAGACCAGCAGGAATCCGGCGTCATGGCTGACAACACTGTAGCGTCGTGGCGAGATCTTCTGATCCTGAATGATCGCGGCTGGGATATCTGCTCGCACGCGACTGGCCACCAGAATGCCCTGTCCTATGCTGAAGTTGGAACGATTGCCAGCGCAGCTACGACGGCGACATTCTCAGGAGTAGGTACGTCCGGCGACTATACGATCAACTTCGTTGGTGGTCCGGGTCTGACATTCGACAAGCCGCGTGCGTTGGCAATCTGGCCATCTGGAAATGACTCGAACAAGGCGTGCACAGTAACAGGCCATGTGGCAGGCGTCCCAACTGTTGAGGTTGTGATGTTGCGTAATGCGACATTCACCTGCACTGCGACTGAATGGGACACGATTACCAGTGTCGTGCTGTCATCGGCGGCAGCGGCTACAGTGACATTGCGCGCAGCATACAATTCCAGTGACTATCTCGCGGCTGTTGAATCTTCTCGGGATAGGATTATCGCCAAGGGCATGCCAAGAGCGGCGAGCTGGTTTGCTTGGCCTCGTGGGGAGTTCAGCAAGGCTATTCGTGACAAGTTAGTTGCTGCTGGTTTCCGCATCAGGGGAACTGTCGAAACACAGACAGGCAACATCTTCGGAGGTGGGTTCGTGAGGGACTTCCCGTCATTTTCTGCTGGTGGGTCACGCACGCTGGCGGACATGCAGACGTTTGTCGGTCTGGCTCAGGCGCGGTCTGCCATGTGCTCGCTGTTTTGGCATCACGTTAATCCAGGTTCTCCTCCAATCAACACGACGCCTACTGTACTGACCACGGAGGCCGAGTGGTTGGCAGCGCAGGTCTATGCCGGTGCGTTGCGTTGCCCGACCTTCTCGCAGGTAGAAGGTTCTTGGATTTGATTTAGAGCCTTTAATAACCCTTACCAACGAAAGCCCTTAATGGCTCACTTCTCCTGCCTCGTCGGCGTTCCCAGCGGGTCCCACTGGATTGCTCAATTCGGTGTGGACCTTGTCAACTTGTTCAACAAGTTCAACACGACTCGTGTAGCTGACTACACTCGGCAGTCCCTCCAGCTCGCGAATGTTCGCTCCAGTGTCCTCCCGCAAAATCGGCTCGACCTAGTGAAGGCGGCGCAGGATCGCGACGCGACTCACCTGCTCTTCCTCGACTCAGACCATACCTTCCCCCCGGACCTGATCCACCGCTTGGCCGCCCACCACAAGTTGGTCGTTGCGGCAAACTGTGTCACCAAGACCATCCCCGCCAGTCCGACGGCCCGGGCCTTCTGCGAAACAGACGACCGCGGCGTCCCTGTCTACACGGATCGCAAGTCGACCGGACTGGAGCAAGTCTGGCGGGTCGGCACCGGTGTTATGCTCGTCCATATGTCAGTCTTCAAGAAGGTTCCCTATTCCGCCTGGGAGATGGTCTTCCTGCAAGGTCCGGGCCGGTATCAGGGAGAGGATTGGCGCTTCTGCCAGCTGTGTGAAGAGGCTGGCATCAACCTGTACATCGACCATGACGTGTCCAAGCATGTCGGGCATGTCGGTCTGTACGAATACACGACTGATGTCGTAGGAGAAATTCAGTATGTTGAGGGATGATCTGATTAGCCTGCTCGGATGGCGCCTGGGAGACCGGGACGACATGCGCGAGCGAGCTATCGCTGAGATGCAGTACGCTCAGGAATACCAACTGGAGGCGAACATATGGCTACCCTGGTTTTTGGAAGTCGATGCGGTTGGGCTGATGGCCACGGCGGGAGCGCAGTATATGGACCTGCCGGTGGACTTCCTGCGGGAGATCGAAGGTCACTTTCCGACCATTGTCAGCGATGGCCAGACTATCCGGTTGACGAAAGCCGACAAGACGACAGCTTCCACCTGGGAGACAGGGACAGGGACGCCGACCTACTATGCGCTTGTTGGGACTCGGATAGCGATCTTCCCGACGCCTGACGAGGACTACGCAGTCGAGTGGCGGTACTATGGGAAGTCAACTCCGATCCACTCGACGAACGATCCGACACCCTGGCTGGTCCATGCAGGCGATCTCGTCCTGGCCCTCGTCGGGCAGGCTATCGCCGGCAAGCATGTCCGGGATACGAAGATTGCAGGTGAGTTCGCGAACGATGCAGTCCTCGCCTGGGCTCGCCTGGATGGGGCGAATCTGGAAAGAAGGGAAGTGAATCTTGAACGCGCTATGGGAATGAGGCCATGACAGTTGAAACTGCAACGTATTTGAAGGACTTGAACAGCCTCCTCCCGGCGACTGGCGATCTGGTAGCGGAGGGGGACGATCATCTCCGCCTGGTGAAGACGGTCTTGCAGACCACCTTCCCTGGCCGAGGCGTAGCGGACATGGGTGTCATAGTGAAGACAGCCGGTTTTTCCGCTTCTGTCACAGAGATCGGCTGCGTCTACAAGTGTACGTCAACGCTGACACTAGAACCACCTTCCATATCTGGTTTGGTTGCAGGGACTCACTGGTTCATCCGGGCAGCAGGTGGAGCCGTAGTTATAGACCCATCCGATGCTGCACTGGTGAATGGAGCAGCCATTCTGACCCTCCCGACCGATGCTGCCGCGATCCTCATCTTCGACGGAACGGGTTGGGTCGCCTTCGTCATGGGTAGTCTGGCCGCCGGGACAGGGCCAGCCTTCTCAGCCATTTCCGGTGTAGGGACTAACGTCCCAAGTGGCGTTGAGACGAAAGTAACCTTCGGTACTGAAGAGTTCGATACGAACGGTTCCTATGATACGGTCCTGTCCAGGTGGACTCCTGGTATTCCTGGGCATTATTTGATCGAGTCGGTTGTCTGGTTTCCTGCCCCGGAAATGGTCCGTCTGCATGCGCTCATCAGACAGAACGGATCAACTGTCGCGGCAGGTCCTATCGGCACCCAACAGTCCGCTATAGTTAGTCGCTTACTGAAGTTGAATGCGACTGATTACATAGAGATCTTTGTCTACCAGGCTTCGGGTGTCGCGCGTACTACCGTCCCAACCAACTTATCCCACTTCGGTGGCGTCCTCGTCCGCGCTGGCTAAGGGGTCCCATGCCTATTGTCTCTCTCCCGCTCACCTCCGGCGCTGCCGAGAATGTAGGGCTGAACTTCGACTTGAATTCCTCAGAATGCCCTGCTCGGGCCTGGACGAGTGGGAGAAATGTGCGGTTCTCGCTCCAGGGTGTCCTACCCACGAAGAATGACTCATTGATCGTGACTGCAGGAAGCACCTTTCACAGTCTTTTCCCCGCGACAGACCCTAATTCAGGTGATCCCCTATGGGTCCTAGGTGGGAATACGGCGATTTATGCGCTGGACAACACGACCCTGACTGATGTCACGAGAGTCAGTGGTGGCTACACTGGAGTTCTTGCGAATCGCTGGGTCGGGGCGAACATGAACGAGCTGATCTTCCTGACGAATGGAGTGGATAAGCCGCAAGTCTGGAACCCAACCACGCCAGTGACGAAGCTGATTGACCTGCCGAACTGGCCAGCCACGGTCCGTTGCGCTGGCATCCGTTCCTTCAAGAACTTCCTCCTTGCTTTCAACATCCTGAAGGGCAGCACACGATACGGCTCGATGGTGAAGTGGGCGCATCCGGCCGACCCAGGACTGGTCCCTCCTTCCTGGGACGAGACAGACCCGACGAAGGACGCAGGTGAGTACTCCTTGTCCGAGACGCCTGGGGCCATCGTGGACATCGTTCCTATGCGCGACCTGGCTATCGTGTATAAGGAGGATTCGGTCTGGACCATGCAGTACATCGGCGGGGCGTATATCTTCAAGTTCGCGAAGCTGTTCGACTCTTTCGGCATTCCGCAGAGGAACTGTGCTATCGAGTTCTTGCCAGGTCAGCACATATGCTTTACTGGAGATGATCTGGTAATACACAACGGACAGCAGAGTGTGTCCATCGTAGAGGGAAGAATCCGCACCTTCCTGAAGAACATGACCCACCAGCAGGCCCTAGCGTCCTTCCTGGTCGTGAATCAGCAGGAAACGGAGGTCTGGTTCTGCACGAGTACAGGGGACGGCTCGACTCGTCTGGTCGACAAGGCCATCATCTATAACTGGATGGCGAAATCAATCGGCATGAGGGATCTGAGTTCTGTCGCGGCCATTGAATCTGGAAGGGTGACAGGTACTCTAGCAACCTGGGGAACAAGCACTACGATCTGGGAGACTGACAGCCGTACCTGGGGCGAGGTCGGGCAGTCGGACGCGATTGCGAAGCTCCTTGGCCTGCGTGGCACGTCCGTCTACCAGTTCGACTGCAATAATTATAGGGAGAATTCGACTCTAATTGAGCGGACTGGTATCGGCATCCCTTTCCGCACGAATACTCCGCCTGACACAACGACGATGAAGTTCCTGTCCCGTCTGTGGCTACGAGTCATCGGGCAAGCAGGGACTGCACTCAGCGTCACGCTCGGCAGCCAAGCTGAACCGGATCAAGGTATTGTCTGGAAGACTGCGAAACAGTACATTATCGGTTCCACAAAGAAGTTGGACTTCACGCTGAGTGGACGCCTGTTCGCCATTCGGATTGAGTCAGCGAACGGGTATCCCTGGATTCTCCTGGGAATTGATGCTGAGGTTGAGAAGGCTGGAGATAACTGATGGCGAATGATCTTCTCCCGCCGACTGTCGATCCTGACTTCATCCGGGCTTTGCAGGAACGCTTGCAGAGTCTGGAGAATGACCTGGAACAAATCAGGGATGGGCGCGGATTCCCGCTTCGTGGGGTAGCTCCAGCCAAGCCTGTGAACGGGATGCTCGTTCAGGCAGATGGTGTCGGCTGGAATCCAGGAGCTGGTGCAGGTTACTATGAAAGGAAAGGTGGAGCATGGGTCAAACTGTAAAATTGATGGGGAAGACAATTCCGGAATTCTTCTCCCCATTTGATGTTAAGTCGTACACCGGGGAGTCTGTCGAGGAGATCTGGCCGTTCGTCGCGCCCCTCCTGGACAAGGCGGTCACCGTCTCCCGCAAGGAACTCAGTCTCGAGTACATCAAGGCGTCCTTGCTAACGGAGCACATGCAGCTCTGGGTCGCCACCGAGAACGGGGAACTGATCGGCACGATGGTGACTGAGCTAATTCAGCATGTGGGCAAGAAAGTGTGTAACGTCGTGGCGCTGGACGGCTCTGGCATCGTGAACATCTGGCACAAGGGGGCAAGATACTTCCTGGCCTGGATGATCGCGAATGAAGTGGATGAACTTGAGGCAACCTGTCGGAATACGGTCGCAGATATGCTTCGTTCCATCGGCTTCGAGCAGACTGCCAACGTCATGACCTTCTTCATCAAGGAGCGAAAAGTATGAGTGGTGGAGGTAAGAGTGGAGGTGGAAGTTCGACTACGACTCAGCAGAACTACTCGCCTGAGGAGGCTGCTCGCCGAGCTCAGGTCATGGGGGAGGCTGAGCGAATCTACAATCAGACAGCTCCCTCGATGTCGTCGGCGAGTTATCCAGGGGAGCAGCCTGTCCCGTTCTCTGCCCCGTCGATAGCGGCTCAGAATCTCGCCGTTCATCAGGCTGGGCAGCAGCAGATTGGGTCGCATCTGGCGAACCAGGCCATGGAGTACGGCCTGACCGGAGCCATGGACGTGCAGAATAATCCGTATCTGCAGTCGGCTATCACGGCTGCCCTGCGCCCGATGACGCAGCAGTACGTCGATCCGGGCGGCGTCCTGTCCAGCATTCGGACAAATGCGACTGATTCCGGGCAGTTCGGCGGAGTTCGTCAGGGTGTGGCGGAAGGAATCGCGGCTGGGAGATATACGCAGAATGCTTCGGATATGGCTGGGAAGATGGCGTCGGCAGCTTACGACAAGGGTCAGGACACATTCTCTCGGACTCTTGCTCTGGCTCCTCAGACGATGGGTCTGAACAACATGCCGGTCTCGACCTTGTCCGGCGTCGGTGCGCAGCAAGAAGGAGTAGCGCAGGAGGAAGCAGCCTACCTCGCGAACCAGAACATGTGGAACCTGAACGCACCGTGGGCACCGCTGCAGAACTACGCCAACATCGTCTACGGTGGGGCGAGTCCGTCTACGACCTCGACTTCGAGCGGGGAAGCTGTGAAGAAGAACCGAGCAACTGGAGCCCTAGGGGGTGCGGCTTCAGGAGCTATGATGGGCAGCTATTTCGGTCCTTGGGGGACCGCCATCGGGGGAGCTGCCGGCGCTTTGCTCGGCGGACTCGGATAAGGAGTAATCAATGGACTACGCAAACATGCTGGGACTGAGTCCCGCTTTCGGCCTAGGAGGTCAAGTCAATGAAGATGTCGCCATGCAAAACGCCGTCGCAGCCCCGGACGCCCCCCAAGAAGCCCCCGGTAAAGCCCCGTCCTTCACGAATGAGCAGCTAGCCATGCTGGCGAAGATGGGGCTTGGTGGGCAGAGTCCACTTTATCCGGCACCAGGAGCCCCTCTAGCCAGAGCACCGCATATTGGTGCTCTGACCCCACTTCCGACACCTGCCCCTATCGCGCGTAAGAGACAGGCCCTTGGCGAACTTATCTACGGGAAATGATATGCTTGACTACGCACAACTTCTTGGTATGAATGGTGGGAATGCTCAGGCAGCGACTCTGATGCAAGGAGCCTTACAGCCGGGAGCAAGTTTGTTGAATTCAGCTGGTCCAACTCCTGTGGGCCAGAATCCGATGACCGGGGGACCGAGCCGCTTCTCCATGGGGACTGCCATTGGAGAGGCTGGGCAACCCGGCACCCTCACGGGACAGGCGCAGCAGCAAGTCGCAGCCGCTCCCCCGAGGCCTGCTCCGATTGCACCGATTCAAGTCCCACCTCCGCAGCAACCTGTCCAGCAGAACACAGGCTTGAGGCCGGTGAACTTCTTCAATCAGAGTAATCCAAGAATGAACGGCCTGTACGCCGACCCGATGGGGCAGCTCTATGAGTATGACCCGGCGACCTTGAAGCCGGCGAACTCCTTCTATCCGAATACTTCAGGAATGAACGGCCTGTACGCCGACCCGATGGGGCAGCTCTATAAGTATGACCCGGCGGCCGAGAAGATGGCCCCGTGGACTGGCCAGGAGAACATGTCTTACGCCGTGAATTGGGGGCAGGGATAATGGCTGACTTCAATGAAATCTTGTACGGGGTTCCAGGAGGTATGGCCACCCCGGTAGCTGTCCCGGAAGGCGTCCTTCCTCCACAAGCGGCTGCCCCGCAGGAAGCTCCCCCGGTCATGGCTCCGCAGGCCGCTCAGCCCCAGGCAGCCCCTCCGCAGGCTCCTCCGCAGCAGGAATCCCTCGGCCTGTTCGAGCGTCTCCGTTCCGACCCCCTCCTGTCCCAAGCAGCCCTCATGGCCGGGATTCGGCTGGCTCAGGGACCCCGTCCAGGGCAGACCGCCCTTGGCCTTGTCGGCGATGCCATGCTGGTCGGGAAGACGGCTCACGACATGCTGCAGGGGAACATCGTGCAGGAGCAGCGGGCCAGGGAAACGCATCAGGCGAACATGGTCCGTTCGGCTGCACAGACGGAAGGGCAGCAGCTCCAGAACGATGAGACGAGGCAGGTCATGCCGAGTCGAGTGTCGGCGCTGCGGTCGAAGGCGGAATCCCTGGAACGCGCGGGGCAGGTAGAGAAAGCGCTTCAGGTTTACGAGCAGGCGAAGGCCGAATTCAAGTCCTTCCTTGCGAAGACTGACACCTCTGGCATGATCGAACGGGCTGCCATGCAGGAAATCCTTATCCCGAGTCTTGAATCTGCTTCGAAGCTCGCCCTGCAGGCAGGTCAGACCGCTTCCGCCTACGGCTCCGCGAACAACCAGAATGCACATGCGGCTCTGGCCAATGAGCAGCGGACGAACCCGGAGAAGTTTAACAAGGGTGGCGGCAACACGTCGGCCCAGATTCAGGCCGCTGAGTACCTTGGCGAACAGTTGAAGAAGCAAGGCAAGTCGGATGAGGAGGTGATCAGGGCTAAGTCTGACTATCTGACGCAATCCAAGACCAAGAGCGAGTACGAGGCCTTCATGCATTGGGCTGGCGTTTCCGGCGTCGACATCAGCACTCCGAAGAAAGTTGAGGAGGCGATGGGGATCTACAACAGCACGAAAGCCTTGCTCGGTTCCAAGCAGGGTTCGACTTCGCAGACGGCCAAGAGTGAAGCGGCTTCAGGGACTCCGAACACGAACATGAGCCCAAGGGACCTCATGCTGCACCGGCTTTCGAAGACTCCCGGAGCTGAAGGCTACACGGTCGGCAAGCTCACCCCAAGGGGCTGGGAAATCTTCGACAAGAGTGGTAAGTTGGTTCATTACGGGGACTAATTGATGTATCCTAATGCGGTAGCACCTGTGAATCTTCGTCCGGTTCAGGACGATTCGGCCGTCAAGCCTGTCAATTTCAGCCCGGTTCAAGGGGCTCCGCAAGAAGACCCGATGCTGTACACGGACCCTCAGAAGGCCCTGGCCAACGCAGCTGAGGGTGGTCCGTCGATCATGCCGTCGAACCCTGTCCGGCTTATGGCAGTCGGAGCTGCGAAGGCTGTCAATGAGGCCGAACTGTGGATGCGGGATCGGCCTGATCCGGATACCTACAGCCGCATTTCCGGTTCCCCTCCTGGGGGCTACCCGTCCATCTCCGCAGGCGATCCACAGGCCCAGGCTCGTATTGCAGAACTGAAGGGCAACTATCGCATGGCTGGACAGGTTATCGGGGAAGCTCAGCAGAACGATTCTTACCCCGCAAAGCTGGTTGGGAATGCGCTTGTCAGTGCTCCAGCCTCCATCGCCGGGACCGTTCCGTTCCTGCTGAACGCTCCGCTTGGAGCTGGCGTTGCAGGAGGCCTCCTTTGGAACTACGTGAATGAGGCGAGCAGCGACTACGCGAACCGGACGCTCGTCCTGGGGCAAGAGCGGAATGCGGCCTATGCGGACGCTACCCGGCACGGGCTTGTAGCGACAGGCTTCGAAGTTGGTCCGATGATGGCCCTGGGCGGACTGGCCAAGGGCAGCATGACTCTAAAGAACGCCGCCCCTCGTTTCCTCGCTGGGGAAGCTGGCCAGGAAGGAGCCACCCAGCTCTACGACGACCTGAGCACGAACGCGTCTGGACTGACGAATTTGCCTCCTGGACAGATCGCCCAGAACGTCGCGGAAGCTGCCATGACTGGCCTGCTCATGGCTCCGCTCGTCGGTGGACCTGTGGTGCTGAAGAACCTCGCTGGGCAGGTGCAGGCGACGAGTGAACTGACCAGCATCATGGAGGACCTGGTGAAGCGGAAGGCCGAGGCGGAAGCTGCCCTGCAGGAAGTGGGCGCTTCGGTGACTGTCCCGCCGGCCCAGACCAGAGAGACAGGAATCCCGCTGACCCCGATGACGCCTGAGGAAGAAGCCCAGGCGACCATTGAGGAGCGGCAGCGGAAGGCCCCGGACGCCTTTCCGAAGGCTCCAGGCGGTGCCGCGTTCGGCCAGTCCCTCAACACCGTGGCGAACGTGGAGATCACTGGCGACACCCCAGACGAAGGGCAAGTTTCGCAGACCGTCCAAGACAATCGCGCCTACCGCCGGTCGATCTTCGCTCCGTCTGGGTCTCCCACCTCTCAGCATACGATCATTGCCAGTACCGACGAACGGGTCGTAGGGTTGACGCCTGAGCACATCGGCGCACCGGATGCCGGCTCGATCATAGTGATCAGGGAGGATGGACAAGAAGCTGTCTTCCCGGATGAGCCGTACCAGATGCTCATGCAGGATATGAAATCCTGGATGCGGAAGTACGCCCCGCGGGCGAGGATCGTGCTCAATCTCGCTCAGTTCGCAGAGGAGTATGCCAGCTCCGTCTATGGGGCATATCAGCCTGCATCCTACACGGACGAGAATGGGCAGGAGATCTCCTACCACGTCATCACGCCTAGGGAACTCCCTGGGTTCAAGTATCAAGGCGGGGACTCGAAAACCGCTACTGCACTGATCACAGCCATGACCCATGAGTTTGGGCACATGCTGGTCTATGAAGGCTTCCATGAGGGCCTCCGACAAATCTTCGGGGAAGGGGGTCGGTCGGACTCAGTCATGCGAGAGATTCGGTCTGGGACTGTCAGTCCAGAGACCCTGGCCGAATTGTCCCAGGTTACTCCTAAAGAAGCTGCTCTGGTCGCTGCATGGCAGGCTGCTCGTGCACGGCTGCTCGATGGGACCATGACTGCTGAGGAATACATGGAAACCTGGGCTGGAGCGAGGAAGGTTACCACGGCCGTCGATGCGGAGAACGACTCTTCGAGGAGCCTGTATGCCTGGAGGGATGAACGGATTCAAGGCTTCAAGCTGCCCAGGGAAGGCCTGTCTGCGCTGGAATTACTCGCAGGGAAGCGTCGGGCTCAGATCAATTCGAAGGACCTTGCTCATCTGCAGACCCTCGCCAGCTTCGACGAGTACATGGCAGAACAGTTCTCCCGCCATGCCTACACGTCCGGGGCTGTGTTGAAGTCCAAGTTCGGCGCCTACTTCGCTAATACGATGGCGAAGCTGAAGGCTCTGTTCAAGGACCTCAAGACCCAGAAGGGCACGGACGGGAAGAGTATGATTGCCCCTGGGACCGAGTTCAAGGAGTGGATTGACTCCCTGTCTGCCCGGTCGAAGCTGCAGCAGAATGGTACGACAAGGGGCAGGATGAACCTGTCGAAGGAATTGCTGAACGCGCAGAAGGCTGTACGGGATGAAGTCTATGATCGGAGGGGCAGGCGGGTTAAGGTTAAGCAAAAGCCCTCCGTCCAACCCGCAGTCGAGGAGCAGACGGACGAGCCTGCTGCCTTCGTAGAGGAGTCGTCCGAGGAACAACTCGCCCGGATTAACGAGGAGGAACAGCTCGCTCCCGAAATCACGGAGAATGCGCAGGACCTGAAGGCTCAGTACCTGGAACGCCTCAACTTGATTTTTCAGGCATTGGAAGCTCCTACGAAATGGCAACTGGAGCAGCATAGGAAACTGACCGCCCTGGTCGCATCCGGCCAATTCGCCGAGGCAGAAGCCTACCTGATCAAGCGCGAAGACGATTTCATGCACTGGGATCGGGACTACACTTCGAAGACCTTGGAACGCCTTGGCCCGAAGGATAAGGTAAAGAAGGCTACCTTCGAGCTGACCATGAAGCAACGCGACATACCGCAGGTTGAACGGACTTTCTGGCAGAACTTCCTAGCTGAGCGTGGGAACATGATCTCCCTGGAAGATGCAATCTGGGCCTTGCAGGAAGGTGTCATGCCGCTTCATTTCACCAGCGTGCGCCAGGATTACTACCATACCGCTGAGCAAGTCCTGGGTTATGACGGGCTTGATCCCAGTTCCCCATCCAGGGGCAAGATCATGGGATCTCGTGACGTGACCCATGTCTGGTTCGGGGAGACACCTGTCGGCTCGTCACAGCATAGTGACGTAAACCTGGACGGCTACGTCATGCATTCCAGGATTCTCGACTCCAGAGATGGCGTTCGTTATGTGATCGAACTGCAGTCGGACGTGTATCAGAAGCCGAAGGCGGAGCAAGATGAGGATAGGATCTGGGCTGGATATGAGCCTGACGGGAATCCTCGGACCGTCCGTGAACAGGACTACATGCAGAAGAACTGGTGGAAGCGCCTGATCCGGGAGGAGATTCGCCTAGCCTTCGAACTTGGGCTGAAGAAGATGCGTTTCCGGACTGCAGAGACTGTGGCAAATCTGGAAGGGTGGCCTCAGTATCAGTTCTATGAAGAGCTGAAGGGTAGGCATGTCCTGGATGAGAATGGGACTATCACCAACAATAAGTTCACAGGGGAGATCGCTCTCGATACGTACTCGAAAAGTCGAACTCCACCTATTGACGCATTGTTCACTAATCAAGATGGGGAGATTGTCTTCCGAACCTTCTATGCTGGAGATCCTCAGTACAATATGTTGGAGGAACAGCTGCAGGAAGCCCCCGACAAGAAGACTTACGGCCAGAATCAGGGCATCTACAACCGTTATGCCGGACCTATGACTGTCTTTTTCCAGCAGAACTATGGCGCCCAGATCGTCACGCACAGGGGGATGTCCTGGCTGGAAATCGACGTGACGGAGAAGGGGGATCATAACGTCTACTGGGACAGAGAGAACCCGACCGCTCCTATGGTTGCTGGAGTCGCCCTGACGGACCATGTTGGCCTGACGGCTGAAGACGCTGCCTTCCCTGATCGAGTGGAAGCCGCGCAGGAGCAGTGGAGGCTAAATAGATTCGAGAGTCCATACTTCAAGCGCTTCTTCGCAGGGTCGAAGGTGACAGGGAATGATGGGCAGCCGGTCCGGGTCTGGAGAAGTCGCGGAGATGCTGTGCTGGACGTTCCCGGCGGACAGGGACTGGTCTTCCACACGAACCTTGCGAATCTGGTTGATAAGGTGCAGAAGGTCGAGCGGAAGACGAAGCAGCCGATTCAGCAAAGCTTCTTCCTCAGCTTGAAGAATCCCGCTGACATTGACATGAGTTTCGAGGACTTGAATCGTGGAACTGTCGGTGGGTTGCTGGAGGAGGCGATTGCAGCTGGCCATGACGGCCTGATCTTACGGAACGTGCAAGCTCCCTTCGACGGGACAGTCTACGTAGCGGCGTCGACTGCGCAGATTGCGCAGGAGAGCGAGCCACCGACGCTGGACGACGTGGACATGCTTTACTGGGATGCAGACAGCGATACACAGCAGACTACTCGAGGCATGGCGAAGGTGCTGAAATTCATCGGGAAAGGGCAGCTCCACGCGATGAACGTCAGGTCCCGGGCAGTCGATTACTTGATGCAGTTGCAACAGGTTGCCGCCAGCCAGCCAGGGGACCCTGCCCTGACCTCCTTCATGTTCGTGAAATGGGCAGCGGACCGCCTGAAGAACCAGATGCAGTACAGCGCGAATGAGGTAACGAAGTCCCTCCTGTCCGGCTTTGGAACATCGAAGGGGCATGTCCGGGACCTCCATCGCATACTGCAGGCGGAACTCTCCACCGGCGCGCTGCAAGGGGAACTAGTCGGCCTGGACGGTCAGGGGAACGTAATCTGGGGCGGGACGGCTCCGACAGATCAAGCTCTGGTCCATCAAGTCCGGGAGTGGAGGGTACAGGATTCCTTGCAGCTTCGCCAGTTCATGGAAGATCAGGGAATTGATGTCACTTCGAAGCACGGAGCGCAGGTGCTACAGCATTACCTGGACGTGCGGAATGTGTTCCAGCTGCAATTCACCGGCCTAGCGAACGCTCTGGTCTCGAACGCGATGAGACGCTTTGCGAACTCGCCGACCCTGCGGAGGAGGGAATTACTCGCGATCGAGGACCTGCACAGGGACCTACGGACTGCCCCCTTCGTCCCGCAAGGACATTTCGGCAAGTATGTCCTGATCGTGAAGGAGGATCAGGGGCCAGTCTCCCGCGGGCAGAGACGCTTCGTTCCTGTCTTCCGGAAGCACTACGAATCGGAGGCGGACTTCCAGCAGGCCTACCAGAAGGCACAGAAGCTCTTCGGGAATAACCCGGATGTGCAGGTGACGAGTCGTGTCCTGGATGAGGCGATAGGGATTCCGATCCAGCTTCCCCGGGAGTTGATGAGTACCCTGGATGAATCCGGAGAGTTCACGTCGGAGCAACTTGAGCTCCTGAATGAACTGATGGTCTCTCCCAGGGTGCAGAAGATCGGTCAGCGCTATGCGAAAGCTATGCAGCAGATCGACGGGGCGAGCGACGACTTCACGAGGACCTTTGCCGCGTTCACCTGGCACAATTCGAACTACATCTGGAAGCTGCAGTATGGGCCAGCGATGCGGTCGGCTGCTGGGCAAGCCCGCCACACGATCCGGGAGACGGAAGCGTCGGAGGTCCTGAACCCGGAGGAGAAGCTGGCCATCGTGACAAGGCAGAGAAGGAATCTGGCCCTGATGGAAAAGGCAGCGAATTACATGCTGCACCCGGAGAATGAACTGCAGGCGTTAAAGTACTGGGCCACGATGGCGTATCTGGCCTATGGCATCTCGACGGCGGCGTTCAACCTGTCCACGCAGATCAACTACTGGGCTGCGATCACGACAGAGTTTGGAGAGATTCAGGGGAATAAGCTCTACCTGCAGAGCCTGAAGGACGCCGCGACGCTTCCCTGGTGGGAGAACCTCGTGAAGAACGGAACGCCCGAGGAGCAGGCCCGGATTCGGAGTCTTCGTTGGGCTTATGATCAGGCGGTGAGTGATGGCCTGCTGGACCAGAGTTACGCGTATTACCTTGCAGGTCAGGCGAACTCCGGTGGACCCCTTTCCGCGACGGCGACGACTCCCATTCGAGCGGTCGGCCATGCTGCACTGGAAGTGGGCATGCTACCCTTCCGGGTGATCGAGAAGGGGAATCGGCTGACGACATTCCTGGGGTATTTCTCAGCGGAAAAGGCTGCAGGTGCAATGGACCTGACCGCGTACCAGCGGGCCTCGGAGAAGGTGGACTTGCTGCAGAACGCGTATGACGCAGGGAATAGGCCCCTGCTCCTTCGGGGGAAGAAGTCTGTCCTGTTCATGTTCGCGTCCTATACGCAGTTCAGCCAGTGGACCATGTGGGGAGGGTATGAGCGGACTGCTCGCGCTCAGCAACGAGCGATCGGCCGGAAGCCTCGGAATGCAGCCTTCGGGACGACAGCGAAGATGTGGCTGATCTACGCCCTGCTTGGTGGGCTGATGGGTCTGCCTGGAGCGGACAATTTACTCCAGTTCGTGAAGTGGGCCTGGAGAAAATTCTTCGGAACAGCGAATGTGGAGTTGGAGCTGAGAAAGTTCCTACGGAGCATGGACCTGAACGCGGATGTAGTCATGCATGGCATGTTGCATTCCCTCGGAGGGTTCGACTCGTCTGGCAAGTTCGGCCTGGGTCGCGTGATTCCCGGAGTGGATCTGTTGAATCGAGAGTATCAGGACCCGTTCACTGGAGTAGGACAGGCGACCTTGTCGAGTGCTGGTCCAGCTGGCGGACTCGTCGCGGATGCCTTGCGCATGATGGGCAAGTTCGGGCAGGGGCAGGTCGTGGAAGGCTTTAAGGAATTCCCCGGTGCTTTTGGCTCCATCACGAAGGCGGTTGATGCGTATCTGGTGCAGCAGGCCAGACCGACTTACGGCGTGACCCTGTCCACAGGGGAGAGGCTGACCTATGACAAGGAGCGGGGAGAGTTCAGGGACCTCACAGGAGGCGAGCTGGTCGGTATGGCCCTGGGATTCAACCCACAGATTCTGTCAGAGAATCGGGCCGAACACTTTACGCTGAAGGGCGAGGAAGCGTACTGGAAGAACAGGCGGACTGATCTGATGGACAAGTGGGCCAGGGCCAGACGGATCGGGGATCAGGAGATGGAGACGAAGTACCTGGATGAAATTTCCAGGTATAATGACAGCATCCCGTTCCCCCAGATGCGGATCACAGGGAAGGATCGCGTGGTCAGCCTGCGTGAACGGACGAAGCATGCAAGGCGGGCAGAAGCCTTCGGGACAAGCCAGAAAGCGACGAGGCATCTTGCGGAAGATGTCAGGTCAGCCTTCCGGCCAGCCCCTCCAACTGAGTAATCTACGCGATGAGGGAGATGACGAAAATCTCTCCCTCACTCGCGGCTAGCTTGATATACCCGGCTTCGGTGGAGGACTGGATGATGTCCAGATACTCCTGCCATGTGAGGCGGCGGGCAAACTCTCGGTAAAGCTCCTTCCGGGAGATTTTCTTCTTCATGGCCACCATTTCCAGGATGTCGGTCATGGCCTGCTTCACGACGGACTGCCCGACCTTCAGGAAGACCCTGGGCATCTCCTGCTCGAGAGAGTCGACCATCTGGATTGCAATGTCTAGATGCTCCTTAGTGATCTCAAGCTTGTTGGAACGAGATGCTGCGATAATCATGGCCAGCTTGTGAATGTGAGTCTGCTTCCTGGCTATATACCCACCGAATTGTTCAGGAGGAAGGGACTTACTTTGCGGCTTGGTCCAGTGATCCTCGTACCAGAGGCAGCCGAAGTCATGGGCTTCCTTGGTTAGCTCGTACTCCCCGACCATAGTGGAGATGACCTCCAGGTCATGGATGAGGTCGGCTCTGCGCTTGTCATAGTCGATGGGAATGTGATCGGCTGGGTAGGCGTGCAGAACACGTTTCTTCGCTCCATAGACGAAGATACAGCGGGACGTAAAGCCGCCTCCGATCATGTACTCGGGGAAGTTGCCTGAAATCCAGGATGGCGTGGTGCAGGCGATCACGTTGATCCAGGGATTCTCGATCGAGTCCGATCCGGAGAATTTGGTCGCCTTGTCGAAGGAGCCAACCTGCCCATCCCAGAGGTCGACAAGGACATCGACCATGTCTCTGTTCGTCGGATCGAGGAAGGTGCCGAACTCAGAGGAGGAGATTGTAACGCAGGACATGGGGAGGTAGAGTTCCTTCTCCTTCCAGTAGACAAGTTCCTTCGCGGCGGCCATGTCTGTGACAAGCTTCTGCCACGTGACCACGTTAGGGCCGAAGGTGATGCCCGGGATTTCCTTGAGCAGGTTCATGCCGATGGATGCTGAAGTCGACTTGGCGATGATGCCAGGGGGAGCGACCAGGATGATGTAGCAGTTAGGGGTCCAATGGAAGTTCTTCTGGTCAATCCAGACTCTCCGGCGAAGGGCTCCGGCGATGGTGCTGACGCCGGTCCAGAAGTAGAACTTGAGAGGAGCCTCCCCGATTGAAGCGTACTCGATGAAGCTCTTCAACCAGTCGTTAAGTTTCCTTGCTGCCATTGCTATCCCTTAGAATACGTTGAACGGTGGACTGGCTGATGTGGAACAGATCGCCAATGGCTCTTTGCGTGTAGCCCTCCTTGTACATCCGGAGGATGTCGTCTGCTGGATAGGTGGCAAGACGTCGGCTAGTGATCCACTTGATATTACCTTTCCGGAAAGGGAAACTTGGGTTAATGCGGGAGGGGATGGTTCCAGGCTTGTACAAGGGGATATTGTCCTTGAGGAAGGTCTGGTAATCCTCCCACTCTGGAGAAAGCTGCATATTGCGGTGGAGCTTTCTCCAGTAGTCGTACAGTGGGCGGTATTTCATGGGGCGAAGAATTCCCTCATTCATGTCCCGATTAATCGTCCCAGGCCTCTGCCTTGCAGTCTCCCCAACTGACAGTCGAGGTCTTGAGGGAGGTGGGGATGATCAGCGGATCGTCATATGGAACGGGTATTTCCAGGGCCTTCTTAATCAGCGGTTTCATCTCAGGCCAAAGGGGGATAGGGCATTGCCCTGTGAGAGAGTCGTGGACCTGGAGTAGGTTCTCGACCTCGGGGTAGTTTTCGGTCAGGTTGCAATAGCCGTAGTTGATGATCAGAGCTACGCTAGACTGCGGTATCCATGCCAGAGCTTCGCCGAGCGTCTTCGTCGTGATCCGACCGAAGAAGGTCCGGGTGAAGCCGAACTTGTTGCTGACCGTACGGGTAGTGAGAAGTTCTTGCCAGATGCGCTCATGCCACTTCTTGATCCCAGGATGGAGGCGAAACCAGCGAGCCTGGAAAGCCTCCGCGGCAGGGATGGAGATGTTGAGAGCTGTGGCACATGTTTTCGCCTGTCCGTTGTAGTTGCTTAGATGGGTAGCTGCCTTCGCTCGAGAGTAGAAGGGTTCCTTTTTCCCATCAGGCCCTGCAAGGTCTCCGAAGACGTCCTTCGCATTGATGCAGTGAACCTTCGGTCCTGTCCCGGCAGCGTAGTCCCGGAAGGCTTTCTTGAGGGGTTCGTCCTCGGCTTCCCAGGCGACGACTTGAGCGTCCGCGCCGGCCAGGTCCACATCGAACATGATATAGCCTGGATCAGGGCGGAAGAAGCGCTTGACGTTTGGGAGAGGGATTCCAGTAATGAGGCTCATGGCTTGTCCTTAGCGGGTGAGAGAACTTTCCAGGATGGAGCGAACGAGCCTGCCCACTTCCAGCGCGTGTATGCGAAGTGAGCGGATTCCCCGGAGCTGAAGGCCGGGAAGTTCTTGCCAGATGCGCAGAACCACGTGCCGTTCTTGCGAGTCAGGTGGGGCTTTCTTTCCGCCTGTAACATCAGTCATCCTCCGTTCCAGTTGACAAGTTCTGCAAATTCCCCCCTGTTCCGAAAGCGTCCTGGGATGAGGAGAAGCGGTAAGTCTCCGTGCCGGCTACGTTGTAAGAACAGCGCATACGGCCGTCGGAGGACAGGGGCATCTGACAATAGTTCTTCAGAAAGGAGGCAAGCTTCCTGTGCATGGAGATCAGTTCGATGAAGGGCTTGAGGATCGGCTCGATCTTCATCAGGGCAGTCAGCGCATCATCGCCCAGTGTGGGCCTGCGAGTCTTGCGGTCGAGTTGGACAGGCAGGGCGAACTCCCCATAGAACAGCTTGTGCATCTGTGGGGTGCTGCGGGTGTTGAGGGGCTCCCCGGCGACCTTGTTGATCAGGGTCTGATACTCGGTGATAGCCGTCATGAGCTGCCCAGCCACATGGGAACGGAGGGTAGTGTCGATCCTGACCCCACGCAGCATGGACTTTAGGGCAGCCTGTCCGAAGCGATGAAGGTCGGCGGACTGCTTCTCCTTCCCGAAGTGGGAGAGAAGTTCTCGGATGCCCAGGGATACCTCGTAGGTGATGACAACATCCTTGGCATTGTATCGCCAGTACTGAGCCATGTTCGCCGGCAGGCGGGCGTAGTCCTTATTCTCGTCCTTCCAGTATCGATGCCAGTGGCAGAACAGGGAGGACAACATGGACAGGTCTTTGGACAGGCCGGGGAAAAGGGCATGATAGCCCAGCATCGTGTCGAAGGCTAGGTTGGGCAGATAGCCAAGTTCCTTTGCGAAGTGCTGGGCATCGTAGTTGAAGTTCTGCCCGATCACCCTGACATTCGGGTGGGTGAGGAGTTCCTGAAGCTTGAGCTGAATGGCGAATTCTTCCTCTTCTGACCAGTAATGTCCCTTGATGTCCATGAAGGGGATGCAGAGGGCTTCCCTGGCGTTCTTGCTCAAACCGATGCAGGAGATATACCGGGCGATCGTCTCGATGTCACAGGAGATCCACAGTTCCTCCTGCTCATCTGCCTCCCTCAGGCTCTCCTCCAGGTACCCCATGACCTGGGAATAGGAGGGCTCGATGGTGAAGTCGTACCTGGGCTCCCTGTACAGGTGGGGTTGCTTCGCCACGCAGTTCGCCCGGAGGAGGTCCCTGATGCAGTACTGCCGCTGGTCGTACTGCCGAGCCAGGGTGTAAGGGTCGAAGGTCGGGATGACTGTCGTCTCGGGGAGGAAGGAGCACTGGAGATGGGAACCCCTCCAGGTGTGGATGCTCCCGAATTCTCCAGTCAAGGCCCACATGGAGTACGGGCCAAGGACGACCACGACAGTCGGGTTGAGCTTGATGATTTCCCGACGAAGGGCTTCTACTACCTGCTTCATCTGTTCATTGCAGTACAGCCCGTCAGCGACAAGGTGGAGCTTATTCTCCTCCGCCTTTTTCTTCACGGTAGTGGCATACCGCTCGAAGTTGTCGCCCATGATCCTGTACTTGAACATGGAGGTGAAGTAGCAGGCGGACTTGAACATGCCGGCCTGCTGCATCATCTGGAAGAAGGAGTCCCCATGCCCGCCGCTCAGGATGCGACTGGCCCAGATGTCGTTCGCACATGGAGCGTCGATGACGACAGCGATCTTGGCGTCCCTTGGACCGAAAGGGACCACGGTTCCACAAGGCGTGCTCATTGGGTCAGGTTGCTGAGGATGTTGGAGACGGTCACGCCCTCGAGCGGGCTCAGGTCTACCGGGTCTTCAGTTTCACCTTGACGCGACAGTGCCATGTGATAGCAGGCTTCGTTGTCGTCGCAGCCCGTCGCCCGGAGGGAGAGGGTGTTGGCTGCTGGAAAGACAGTTCCAGATCCCATGAAAGGGTCAATGATGAGGTCGCCCGGGTTGCAGGAGCGGGAGAGTAGGTCGGCGTAAAGGGTGACTGGCTTTTGCGCGGCATGCATTCTTCCTTGGCGGACAGCGGGGTGGTCGAGGACATCGTCCTTCACGAACTTGACAGGAAGCTTTCCCTTCCGAGCGTAGAGGATGGCTTCATAGGTCCGGCGTGGGCCGTATTCAGGAGAGGGGAGAATCCCGTTCCGCTTGTACCAGATGAGCGGGGTTCCCCAGACTGTCCAGCCCTCCAGCTGAAAGATGAGCTTGAAGGTCTCGAAGTTGGTGATGTCCAAGAACATGTAGCAGTGCGCATCGGGCTTGGTGACGCGGAAACCCTGGTGGGCGATCAGCCTCGCGCAGTCCGTTCCGAAGGCGAGATCGTCCTTGTAGTTGTGCCCATCACCTTGTTCCCCGAACTTGTCCGCATCGACTCCGTAGGGCGGGTCAGTGACAATACAGGAATACACACCCTCGGGGAGGGTCGGCAGGAAGAGGAAGGCACTCCCGTGGTGGACAGTATGCTCGGATGCCTTGGCGTCGTAGGTGGCGGCCAGGGTCTTGCGATGCTCAGCCTCAGCTTTCTTCTTGATGATCTTGAAGGCTTCCTTGATCGTGGCAGCTTTCTGGACCTCCGGGTCGTCGAGGTGCTTGGCAACGAGGATACTTTCGGATACGGCGGTGACCTGCCCACCTTCGACTTTACGGCCAGCGAGTTCGGAGGCGATGTCGCCGAGTGTCACAGTCTCCCCGGCGCTCTCGGCCTGTGACTTGCGAAGGGCGGCGAGGTCAGCGATCGCCTTGGAGCGTTCCTGCCAGGTGAGGTCGACGCGAAGGATGTTCTCCTCCAGCTCCGCTTCCCGCAGGTCATGCTCGTCCAGGTCTCCCAGGTGGGTAATGGGGAGCTGACCGGGAGCGATTACCTGGTTATTGTGCATGAAGCTGACCCCGGAATCGGCGAGGAAGGTGATGGCCTTCAGCCTCCGTTCCCCTGCGACGAGGAGGTACTCCTTCACTCCGATCTGGCGGACCAAGACAGGGTGGAACAGGCCCTTGGTCAGGATCGAATTGGCGAGATCCTTCTGCTCCTTCTCAGGGAATTGGCGACGCTGGCGATTCTCCGCTATGACGATCTCGGAGAGTTGAACGATTGGCATGGAATGCTCCTTAAGTCGTAAAAAAGGCCAGGGGGTTAGTCCTGGCCTGTGTTGCGTGGAGGGAAGATCAGGAAGCGGTCACGCTGGTGACGTCGGCCTGGATGGTCTTGCCGTCGCGCTTGTCGACGCTGTGCGCAACCTTGACCTTGGCCATCTGGTTGACCAGCATGCCCGGCGCCCAGGGTTGCCCCTTGCGGTTCTGCGACACGGCCTCGCGAAGCTGACCGAGCTGGACGTTCTTGTTCTTCCCTTCGGCCAAGAAGCCGTTGTCGTCCAGGTCAAGCCAGATCGACTGACGGACCATCGGCTCGGCCATGTCGAGTTCGGTCTTGACTTCCTCATCAAGGACGATCCAGTAGACATCCAGGACTCCGCGACCGTCCTGCAGGACACGGGGCTTGATCGACTTGATCATGGCGCTCCACTCGCCGACGGGAACGGGAACGGCCTCGGTTTCGAAGGAGTTGGTGGTTTCGGTGTAGAGGAAGGATTCGGGATTGAAAGAGGACATTTGAGGCTCCTTGGTAGGTGGGTAGGTAAGTCGCGGTGTAGTTAAGGCCTACGCGCGTAACGCCGAAATGGTACTTTGCGGGAAATGATTCAGCTTGTCAACGGCTGGATTTGGGCGGATTCGATCAGCTTTTCAGGTTGTGTTATGCACCTTTTTTAGTGTCTACTTCGCGTTAGCCGTCAAACCCGCGTATATCCGCTCTCGAAAGCATCGGCCGGTGAAAATGACTTGTAGCCGTCCTCATAGACCACGTAGTAGCCGCCGACTTCCGGCTTGTGCTTCGCCACATATTCCGGCGACAGCGGCACCTTGTCATAGCCTTCTTCGGCGGGCTGGAAATACACCCCGCCATGCTGGTCGCCAACGATCCCGGCAATCTTCAGCGCCCACACTTTCTTGTGGCATTCGTACTTCGGCATTTCGCAGCTTGCGTTCATGTTTCTGTCCTCAAAGACCGTGGCTTCGTCGGGCGCCCGGCTAACCCGTCAATCAACCGGACGGCTTTCAGCCGCCGGTTATTTCTGCGTTATGCCTCATGCTGCGCGCCAGTGAATATTCAGGCCGAACAACGTAGCGCGAAGCTGCTTGTATTGCCGCTGCCAGTAAAACAGTCGCGGGTGCAGTGAGATTGAAATCTTCCACCCTTCGCGGCGCTCCCACTGTCCGCTCTCGAATCGAAACAGCGTTACCCTGCTGTCGCCAGTCGGTCTTGCACCAATCCAGAACATCATTCGCATCATGTTTCTCCTGTGGCCCGCGCGTGGCGGGCAAGTTAACTCAAACGTTCGGCCCCAAGGGCACCGGCTTCAACTCGCCCGGCAAATACAGCGGGTGCTCTGGGTGGCCGGCCTTCGTCAGCCTCAAGCAACAGAGCGCGGGCAGCATCGCCCGCACTGCCATGTCTCTCCGTTGGTACGTCCCATTGGTGCCCCACGCGCGAAAGTGTGCGCGGCGACACGCCGATGGTAGCGGAGAATTCGGCGATGGTGAGCAGCGGAGACAGTGGGGGCACGGCCCGAGAGAGACGCGGCTTACAAAGCTCTCTCCACTCTCCCTTTTCAAGATTTCGATCGTGTTCTTTACGTATCGCATGGTTGACTTTCCAGTTCCACAATTCTGTCGAACATGGCCAGAATAAGCTTGTCTCCGTGCAACTCACGCCAGGGTTCTCCGTAATGCAGGCATTCCGATCGCCCTGTTTGTAGGTCAAAGTGGATAGTGTATTTCCCTTCACAAAGGGACAACTCCGTGGGATAAGGTTTATCGCTCATGACTTCTGCCCCTCCTTCCACTTTTTCACGATCGGGGCGAAGGAGGGCTGGAGGTCGGACTTGATGGGGAGATAGCGATTTTTCGTCGCAAGATTTGGGGTCATCGTACTCCAGGTGAACTTGTCCACGACACGCTTCACATGAATCACATCTGAGAAAAAGCGCGGAAGTTTCGGACCAAGTTTCCTGCCCAAGGTAGCCGACACCAGAGTAATGCCTCCTGTAACCTCATCCGTTTCACGCTCTAGATGAGCGGTGAGGACAAAGTGGCATTCAGTATCCACACACAACTTGATGATCAGACGTTCCAGGTTATCAACGGCCACCTGCCAGTCTCCCTGGCTCTTGATTGGCTTCGTTCCTGCAACGAGGTTCATGGCGGAGATATTCAGGCCTGATAGGGAATCCAGGACAAGAACACGATCAGATTTCCAGTCATCCACTGCACCATACTCTTGGCCTGTCCGGTCACACTTGAAATTGGACAGACAGACTAGTACGTCGATGAACTCAGTACATTTGCGCTTGTCAATATCTCCGAGGTTGGACAGGGTCTTGAAGTCCAGGGTGTTAATCTTCTTCGCTGAGTCGATCATGGAAGCGAAGTCAGGGGAGGCTGGTGGTACGTAATGCCAATGCAACCTATCGGGCGGGGTATCGGAAAGGGTTTCCATTCCCGGTTCAGTGAAGAGAACGAAGACCTCCAGGCCAGCTTCCAGGAGAGTGCGAATAGCGTGAGTCTTCCCGCTACCGGAATCCCCGAGGAGCATGATATTTACGCCTGGGATGTTTTTGATGTCTGGCATTTGTGTCACCTAAAAAGAGAAAGAAGGGAAAGAGCAGGCTCGAGTCCCGCGCGCACAGTCGGGTCCCAAGTGTTCTTGATGTAGTGCGAATACCAGGAGATGGGATGCTGGCTGGAGCAGAGCTGGTGATACTGGCAGCCGGAGTAGGAAGCACAGGCGGACTTGTCCAGGACTTTCAAGTAGGAGTTCGCCTTGTAGTCGTGGAGCATGTTCTGGATGACGTGGCAGGTTTGCTCGAGCCATTCCTGGACCATCCACTTAGGCCGGTAGACGATAGCCTGCGCATGGCCGATGTTGTGGGTTAGGAACGCTACGCCCCGAACGAAGAAGCCGGTCAGGTTGTAGCCGTACTGGCTCATGGCCCAGGTGTAACCTGTGAACTGGGAGTCGAGTTCCCACTGACGCACCCAGGACGCTCCGAGTTGGGAAGCGGTCTTGTCGTCCTCGCCGAAGAGGGAACCGTTCCGCTCAGCCAGCATGTCGAACCTGCCGACGTAGAGGAGATTCTCACCTGTGTCCGGATGGCGGACGGGCAAGGGCACGGCGAAGTTGAACTCGATCCCGTGGTTCTCTCCGAAGAAGACCGGCCTGATGACGTCAGACTCGAGCGGGTACTCGATGAAATAGTCGATCAAGGCGAAGAAGGTCCGCTCGAAGGTCTTCAGGCTCTTCTCCGGCGGCTCGAAGTTGCCGTAGGCCAGGGTGAGATGGAGCAGGCCGAAGGCGATGGCATCGTCCTGGGAGAGCTTGTGCTCGTAGTAGGCTCGGCGGGTGACCTCCAGGCCGAAGGCGAATACAGCCCCGACGTGCAGATGCACGGAGCGGTCCTCCTTCACCATCTTGTCGATGTACTTGCGGCGCCAGATGGTTGGACATCGCTTATAATCAGACAGCATCGAGTTGTCGATATACTCTGGGAAGCTCATCCCTTGGTCCCTTGCTGAATGCGGGAGAGAATATCCCCCAGGGACGGAGCGTTCTTGCCGGCGGAGGCAGCGGCTTTGCTCTCGATCGCGGGAGCGGCCTTCGCGACGGAGAGCTGGCGGACGGCGCGGTAAGCCTTCATGATCTCGCGATACTCATCGACAGAGAACTTCTCCCCTGAGAGGACTCGCTGGCGCAGGTCGTTCAGGTTATCGAGGGTCTTTTGTTCCATAGGTGGCTCCTTAGGTGGTGGGTGGGATTAATGGTGCCATGAATTGGGCAGTCATGCAAGTCCTACTCATCCACCTCCTTCCCGGTCCATTTCCAGAGCTTCAGCTGCTTCTTGCGCTTCTGGCCAGGGAAGGCATCACAGACGTAGCCTTCCTTCTCCATTTGGAGCAGTGTGCCCCTGACGCAGGCTATGCCGATGGCAGCGCTGATTTGCTTTCGGTTCAGGGGGCCATTCCGCAAGGCGTCAATGTAGCGCTTACGGGTCTCAACGCCTCGATCGTGAAAGTATTTTTCGAGGCCAGGGCCGAGAAACCGGCGAGCACGGGACTCGATAGGCTGAACAACCTGCTGTTCAGGCAGGCTGCTCAGCAGTCCGATAAAGGACAGCTGGTTCATATTACTCTCCTCCGCAATTCAAGGGCTTCCCGAAGCAGGCGAGTGACGAACTCACTCCGCTTACCGTAGGCAGGCGTACCGCGGACAGGGTCCAGGTTGATCAGATCAATCTCCGCGGCGATGTCGATTGGGACCTGGATCTTCCAGGACACGTTCGGGATGATGAGGGGCTTACGTCCGGGGGGCATAGCAACGACGCTCCTCTTCGACGCGAGCCTGCCAACCCATCATGAAGAAGGCAAAGCGGACGCAGAACTCATGCGTTCCTTCAGCGATGAAGTCGACCGTATCCGGCTCGTAGAACTTGATCCAGGCTTCCCCGATTTCTCGGGTGACCTTGGCGAGATGGTGTTCCTTGAACCAGGGGTCCTCACTCGCGATGGTAAGGAATTCTTCAAGAGTCATGGCGAATCTCCTCGAAGCTCGAGTCCCAGATGAAGCTGCATTGCACCGGGTCCTCGTGATTACCAGTCGTCGGACGGGCTGGCTTCACGGCCTCCAGCTCGAAGATGATCTCGGTGGCCATGTTCCTGTATCCGCGGACGACCTCGATCAGTTCTTCGGCAGAGGGCTTCTGCTGGAACATCTGCTTGATCTTCGGATGCAGGGAGATGATTCGGTTATTCTCGCGCCAGTCTCCCCTGTACCCATAGTCGGCCCGGGCGTAGGCGGGCTGGCCAAAGTAGGACATGGAGTTCTCGAAGAAGTACCGGCAGTGAGTCGGGTCCTCATAGGCGATGTCGCTGCTGCCGTAAGGGACACGGACGCACATACCGGCTCCAGGCTTGGCGATACGGTAGAGTTCCTCCATGACGGGCAGGATGTTCGGGATGTACTCCAGGATGTGGGAGCAGAGGAACAGGTCGACGCTGTCGGAGAGGAGGGGGATGCGCTTCTGGGGGATGTCAGCCAGATCGAACAAGATGTCCGGCTTGACTTCCAGGGAGCGGTCGAGGTTGGTCCAGCCTTCGGCACGATGGTGGCCTGAGCCGATGTTGAGCTTGACGACGGAGAGATCGAGTTTCATGGGTTTCCTTGGAGGATGGAGGTGATGCGAGGATTCTTCGCGTAGGTGCGGCTTTTCAGACGCACCTACGCGAAGGCGAGGTGAAGGATCTGGAAGAATATTCCGTCCTTCTGGATGGGAAGCCACAGGCCAGAGTCCTCATGGAGGAAGCTGATGTTCCTAATCTTGCCCTCGTACAGGGTAGCGCGAAACTTCACTTCCCGTCTGTGGAACGGGCCAGGGGGGACTGTCAGATAGAGCATGGTGGAATGATGCAGTTAGGATTGATGCGGAACTCCAAGCCGGGCTTCCGCTGAAGATACCGGCGGTAGAACTCGACTGGAGGGCGAAGGTACAGGTCCGGGGTCTGATCCGCGTAACGGGAGATGGCCTTCAGGACACTGGACAAGTACAGGCGGGGATAGGCATACCCGCTAATGGGATAGAAGACGTTGGCACTGCCCACGACATCGTAGAAGATGCCGGGCTTGAAGCTGGTCAGAATCTCGGCCCAAAGGCGGCCGCCGTTCCGCTTGACCCAGCGGTCGGAGCCGGTGAAGTAGGTCGGGGCGTACTGAGGGATTCGATCGTTCCACTGGAACAGCTCGCCTGGGAGTATGCCGACGGCTGGCGGGCGGGAGTGGTCCGGGAAGAGCTGATCGGCGGGCAGGACATCACTGGAGAAATGGGTTTTCATAATCCTTCCTTAATTTCAGATTCGAGATCGGCGATGGCTTGGTCGAGGAAAGCGAGTCGGGACTGGCGACCCTCCTCAGCCCAGGGTTCATCTACTTCGCATGGGTTGACTGCAATTGGCCACCAGAATTCGTTAGACGGCTGATCGATGTTGTACTTGTTGTGGAGGTACTGGATGATGTGGTCAGACTCCAAGTCACTGTCGCGGAGGTCGGAGTCGGGGTTGAGCTGACTGACGAAGCGCTTCCGATAGACCCTCTTTGCCAGGGTGCAGAGGCCGATGTCAGTGGAACTCCACTCTCGAACACGCAAAAGCTCCTCCCGGACTGCTTTGAGGAACATGACGAGACGCTTTCTGTCGATCATGGCCGCTTCTCCGCGAGTTCCATTTCAAGGTCGGCAATGGCGGTCTTGAGGAACTGGACTCGCGTCATCCGGCCTTCCTCTGCCCAGGGCTCGCTGAGCTGCCAGGAGTGCTGAGCGAGCGGCCACCAGAATTCTTCAATGGACTTGTCAATGAAGTACTTATGCCGCAGATACTCCATGAGGATGAAAGTTTGGGAGCGATCGACAGGGAACGGCAGGTTATCAGACTCCTCGAAAAGTTTAACTCCGCTGTACAACTCATGATAAGCCGCCCTGATCTGCCCACAAAGGCCGTGGTCTCTCCCCCTGTCATACGTGAAGGATTCCTCCAGGGTCTGCAAGGCGTGTTCGAGGATGTGCTTGAAAGCTCGCTTGTTCATGGCCGTTCCTTCAGGTCGAAGCGGATCGAGACAGCTCTGGCGTGGCGGAGGTCGTCCTTGGCGCCGTAGGCAAAGTGCTTCGCGGTCAGGTGAGCGACCAGGGTATCGCCGAGGTATTTCTCGCGGTTCTGCCAGAGTTCGATCCGCTGGGCATGAGTCAGCGCCCCGGCGGAGACTCGATGGGTCTTGCCCTTGTACAAGACGAGAAAGGCTCCGACCATGCCCTTGCCGACCTTGTTCTCCTGGTGGGAGGATCGCTTGATCAGTCCGAATGCGTCTTCCTGGGCTTCGTTCAGGTTGGTCTGAGCCTCTTCCATGCCGACGATGACGCCCTCGAAGGTGTCTTCCCGTTTCAGGCGGAGGAAACCGCCGGAAAGGAAGGTGGAGCGGCCGTATTTGTACTGCTGGCTGTGCCGGCGAACGACGACGCCCTCCATGCTGAGCTGAAGGGCACGTTCCTCGAATTCCTGCAGGTGGTCGAGGCAGGAGAGGGTTTCCTGATCCACGATGCGAGCATCTTCGGTGGCTTTGAGGTCTTGACGCTGGTGGAGGTAACGCTGGCGGGAAACCCATCTATCCTCCGGCCGGTCAAAGGAATCGAAGACGTAGAAGATGAAGGGGTGCTCGCCTTCCTGCTTGCGAACGGCGGACTGGATAGTATAGTGGTCCATGGGGACCTGGAAGCTTTTCTCCAGCATGATCTCGCCATCCAGGCCCTCAAGGTGCCTGAACATCTTCTGCAGGCAGCGGTTCGGCAGGGGGATGAGCTGGCGTGAGAGGACGGTGCCGTCGATGACCAGGGCCCTGATGCCATCGTACTTGTAGCTGGCGGAACAGTGCCACCAGGGGAGGGTGGGCAGGTCCCTCGGCTTGAGCGAATAGGCCAGGGTCGGCCTAAAGGAATTCGAAACCATGTGGATTCTCCTCGAAGTACTGCGCTATCGCGGGCAGGAGCTCTGGGCAATCGCTGACCAGAGTTCCGTAGTAATTGCCAGAGACGTAGAAACCCCAGGGAGTTAACCTGGGGTCTGTACCTTTCCCTGGAATGGGGAAGAGGAATGGGGTCACTTCTGCTCGGTCTCCCTGCTTTCCCTCTGGGCCTTCTTCCGCTCGTCCAGCTTGCACAGCTCGAGGTAGATGCTGGGAACGACGAAGCGGACGATATCGAGGACCTTCCGCAATTCGACCTTGAAGGCGGACAAGGGGATGGACTCAATGGCGTCGCGATCCCAGGAGATTGTGACGCCGGGAGTCTTGACGTAGGTCGTGAGCATCTCCCGGAGCATGGTGAAGAAGATGATGGACAGTTCCTCCGACAGGCTCAACATCACAGCCATCTTCAGCGTGATGAGGTCCTGTTTCGCCATGGCCAGGAGGGTCTGGGAGCGCACTTCGACGAAGAGGTTGTAGTTCTCGCTGAAATAGGCCCCGACCGAGACTGCCGGGTCGATACGGATGAAGGGGAATTCGCCCGGCCCCATCTGATCGTCTCTGATCTGCTCACTGGTCAGAAGCACGGCCTCCTCGTGGTTCTCGCTGGCTCCACCTGAGGCGGTGAGGTAAATCTCGACTTCCTTGCCTGCTTCGTCGAGACGGGTCTTGTACAGGGCGTATTGCACTTTCATTGTTTGTTCCTTTCGGGATAGGCAGGATTGCCTCAATTGGGCACTCGAAGGATGAATGCCCAATGAAGGTATGCTACCGGTGGGTGATCAGGAAGTCAAGCAGCCTGTATTACAGTGACAGGCTGAGTTGCTTGTTACAATTGCACAGGGCGACCTCAAGGTCCCTGTGCGCCCACCGGCAGGACGGGCAGGCGCGGACGGAGACGGGGTCGGTGCTGACGTACTCGATCTGGAGGTTCTCCGGCTCGGTGATGCCGTAGCCTTCATGGCGGAGCCAGGCGGCGTGGGCCTGCCCGTTCTCGAGGCGGAAGAACTGGCCGGAGACGACTTCCTGCTCATGGCCGCAGCAGGCGCAGACCTGGACGGTGGTCTGGATGATGAAGGCAGTCGCGGTCCAGTTGATGTAGCCGGTGTGCTGGAGGGCGAACTGCTTGTCGAGAGGCAGGACGGGCGGTGGCCCCTTTTTGACGGGGGCAGCCTTGGTCTTCGCCTGGACGGGAAGGGGCTTGCCTGACAGTGCAGCGATGATGTCGGCGAGGGTAAGGGGGGTGCTCATGGTTTTCTCCAGTTAGGGCAGGAAGAATGATCAGGGACGAGGCGGGACTCGTTGGAGCAGAGGAGGCGGTGGGCCTCGGCCTCGGTGCTGTGGCGGCAGGTCAGGCAGGTCTCTCCACGGGCGATGCGCTCGAGGTTCTCGATGCGACGCTCGAGGAGGAGGACGCGCTTCTCGCTGGCGGTCATGGCGAGAGGGAAGAGGACTCGGCTCATATTAGTTCCAGTGATAAGTGCCAGAACGGGCCGTTATCTTAGGACGGAAGATTTTACGAACCTCGTGGGAGCCTCTCAGGGCGATGAAGGAGGGGGCGTCCAGGAAGCTGGTGCGTTCCTCAAACGTGACCCAGGAATGGACCTGGTGAGAACGCAGGTAATCTCCGCCGGTACGGGAGAGCAGGTGGCGATCAGGCGCTAGTGTCATGACTAGGCTCCGAAGGTGATGGCTGCGAGGACAATGTCCTCGGCGATGATGGTCTGGGATATGAAACCTCCGACGGTGATGAAGTGGTACAGGCCAGGTCCGTCTATGGTTTCCGGGCAGGGGAAATAGTGGCCACGAGTATCGTCTGTGATCTTGTCCAGGCGACGCTGCAGAGTGTTCGTGGCCATGATGATTTCATTTAGGATGAAGTTCCTCCGCCTGGACGTTCCGAGCAGGAAGAAGCACTCCTCGTCTTCCCAGAGGGTGTCCATCGCCTGGATCATCTGCTGGAGTTCATCGACATCAGCGCAGAATTCATCGAACTCAGCTAGCTCGAGCAGGGTGGGGACAGCCCGCATGGCTGCTGGTGTGGCCAGATCGGCCACGAGTTCGTGGATGAGAGACTTGAGCATTTTGTTCTCCTATAACCCCGGTCCTGGGGGCCTCAGGTCCATGGACTTCCCATGAACAGCCTATTGTAACATGGGGGGTTAAGGTTGTCAATACATGGGGGCATGAATTTGCGAATTCTCCTCCCCATTATCATCCTCTGGACGAAAAAATACCCAGACCAAAATCTGGGTACTTTCTCTTCGAAGGTTGGAGGCTTAGGCGGCCTTGAACAGGTCGCCCAGGCCGGCCGTGTCTTCGGCTGCAGCTGCAGCCGCCGCACGGGCCTTGATCTCGAGAACCTTGGCCTTGACATGCTTGTTCGCACGGATGGCCTTCTTCTCGTCGTCGCTGGCGGCCGTGAGCAGGTTCTGCACGGTGGTCTTGTCCAGGTTCTGCAATTCGCAAATCGCTTGCACGAGTTCCGACTCGGGCTTGGCAGCGCCGCCGGAGCCAGTCCGGGTGCCGATCAGGATGCCGGCGTCGAGGTTGGTCAGGACCTTATCCAGCTGCGTGACGGCGAAGTGGACATCGCCGCCGGCTGCCGCGTAGGAGTCGCCGCCCTTCTGACTGAGGCCATGGCAGGCCAGGGCAAGGATGATTTCCTGGGGATACTTGGCGACGTCGCGGTCGCGCACAGTGCCGTTGATGAACTCGAACTTGACAGTCGTGCCGTCGATGGTCTTGGAGCAGACGCCGTTCTTCTTGGAGGGGGTGGCGACTGCGGGGGTTTCGGTTGCTTCGGTCATTACAGTTCCTTTCAGGGAAGTGGGTGGCGGGCGTCGTTGCCCGAATGAGCAGAATGCACGTGGGTGGCCAGCGTGTCAACGGCTGGATTGATGGGTGGGTTAGGTCAGGAAAGTGAACGTGAGGTAGAGGACGGTACTGACGATGGTGAGGAAGAAGATGAACTGCTCGGACTTCGAGAGGGTCTCTGGAGGGGCAGCCGGCTCGGCCAGGCGCGCCATTCCTCGCGTGATCAGAATTCGATCTTCTAGGAAGAGGGCTACGCGGAAGAGGAAGGAGCGAGTCGGCAGGTCTGTGCATTCCCGGATCAGGTCGTAGATGTACTCGACACCACAGTAGACCTCCTCGTCCATGGACTTGGGCTTGGGCCTGCCGTGCAGGTGCCGGCCCTTGGTGAAGTCGAAGAGGAGGGACCGGAAAATGTCCCGCTCGCGAGGGGCGAAGCCGTTGTCCTCCTCGAATTCCCGCATGAAGGCGAGGAGTTTGGTCATTTGACTTCCTCCTGATCGATGGCGATGAGGGCGAGGATTTCAGCCTTGGACATGCCGGCTGCCTTGGCCTTGGCGAGGGCGGATCGCTGGTTGTCCAGGAGGTTCTGCTCGGCCTGATCCTCGGGGTTGGCAGGGATCACGTTGGCGAGCTTGAGCGGAACGTAGCGGGTGATCTTGCCCTCGGCGTTGGGCTGCTCGATGACCTCGAACTCCCGGACGACCCGGTTCGCGCCTGCCTTGGCGAAGGCGATGGCTTTGATTTCTAGTTCGCACACGGCGACGATTGCGTTGCTGGCGGTGTTGATTACTGCGTAGACCTTGTTCATGCTGGGTGGGTCCTTTCAGGTGGTGGGTGGATGGTGCTAGATGCCGTAGATGGAGCTGAGCAGGTTCTCGTCCTTGTCGGAGGAGGAGACTGACAGCTGGTCGGGTTCAGGTGGGATGGAGTCCAGGATGGCCTGAGTGATCTGGCCGACTTTCCTGGTAGCCCGTTCCTCTCCAGGATGGCAGACCTGGATCGTGTACAGGCGAGCGGGGCCTTCCTCTTTCTGGATGAAGGATTCCAGGGGGAGTGGGCGGAGAGCCCAGGACCACTCAGGCCCACGTTCGGCAGCTCGCTCCTTCCGGGCCTTCATGGTCTCCTGCATGACCCGGCGGTTCTGACCCTCGGGCAGCTGGATGGGCAGGAGGAAGGGAATCAGCTCACCGTCCGTGATCCGCTTGGTGATGGAGTCGGCCAGGGTGATGGCCCAGGCCTGCGCTCGACGGGTTCGCTTGTGCAGGACAGCGTGCATGGTTTTCCTAATCTGGGAGTTCAAGGTGAATGATATTCCCGCAATTCCCACATTTGAATACTTCCTCGTCCCAATCACCACAGTCTCTGTCTCCCAAAGAAGTCCAGACATCTGCGTAGCATTTCTGACAGGGCTGTAAGCGCATGCTGAGGAAATAAGTGGGAATTGTCTCAGGCATTGGGAGCCCTCCGGACGGTCCCGGGCATGAAGGTTCGGGAAAGGTCCCGGCCCTTCTTGATGTCCCGGTACTTTCGGCGGAAGGTGCCGGGAGCGTACGTCAGGGTGAGGGGGATGACCCTGCTCCACCAGTCCTTGCCGTACAGCTGAACCGGGATGGTAGAGGGGAACCGGGCCTTGCACTCCCGGCGGAGGTACTTGCAGCGAACTGCTCTCATGACTTGTTCCTTTCAGGTAAGGTGAGGAAAAAGTTCTTCCACGATGCGGGCCTTCAATGCAGCAGGAAGGTGCTCTGCTTCATCGCAGTTATAGATATCTGCTAGCAGCTTCCCGCGACGATCGGAGCGCTGGCGGATGAGGCCCAGGGCGATTTCTGTCTCCGTCTTGACCGTGGCGATCTGGGACAGTTCCAGGTACAGCTTGTTGACTACTTCAAGGTCCATGAGTTTCCTTTCAAAGGGTAGAGCTTTGGCCCGGCAAGCGGGCCTAGGGCTCCTTCAGGTGATTGGTTCAGATATTGGTCCCGATGGTCCCTTGCCTTCCTTGCAGGGACTCCTCGTCAGCTTCGCCTCCTCGGAGTCCCTGTCCGTCCAGGTCCTCGGCAACCCGCTTGTCGGTCCAGAAGGCTGGCGGCTCTTCGTGGGCCAAGGTGCACTTGCCTGAGCAGGTCCCTTCGCATTTCTCCCGGGCCTGAGGGGCCTGAGGGCATGCATATTGGTCCGCAAGCGTCCCCTGCAGATTGGGCAGGTCGGCGGAGTAGCTGATCGCCACGCTTTTCAGGACCTGCAGGGTCTCCTTCCACATAGCGTCCAGGACCATCTCTTTAGCAAGCTGGCCTGGGGACTGCATGAGGATCGTGCAGAGGTTCTTGAACTGTTCCGCCTGAGTAGCGTCCAGGACGACCTCCAGCTTGAGCTGGTCCAAATCCGCAGGTGTTCCTCCGCCTGCCTTCTTCCTTCCCATGTGAATCTCCTTCCGTAAGTGTCTCACCCTCAGCTCACTCCCCGTTGCACGGGAGGGATCGCATATTGGTCCCTAAAGGTCCCTTGAGCGATTCGCCTATTGGCCGACAAGCGGCCCTGAGCGATGGGTGCCAGGAGGGGAAAGCTGGCACCGTGGATTAATGGTGCCATGTGCCGGGGAGAAAGTCAAGTGGTCACTGGACATAATACCCATGATGGCGGTGTGGGTATACTAGTGGTAGCTAGCGGGGAGCTAGTGGGAATTCGTGGGGAGCTAGTGGGGCCTAGTAGCGCTAGTGATCGGGCGGGCGGCCCATTTTCCCGTCCGAATATAACCCAAAAGCTCTAGCTCTTTCTCTCCTCCTGTATATATATACTCTCAGCAGTCTATATATGATGGAAGGTCTCCTTGAGATTATATATACAGTAGGTGAAAATCTGCATCAAAAAAAACTAGAGAGCCCACTGACTTTATGTACGCTAATAGACCACTGAGAGTATATATACAGAAGGGGAAAAGAAGGGGACAAGAATTATGGGGAAAAGGGTGGGGGGCAGAATTACTAGCGTTACTAGCTCCCACTAGTTCCCCACGGCGAACCACTAGTTTGCCATTAGCTCCCACTAGGGCGGGTTATCCGGGCGGGGAATTCGGGCATTCTCCGGCCCAAGAATTCCCTCCGGTCCGTGGGAAAAGGGATAGCTCCAGGGATTGACAATGCATGTGAATGGCGTAGAATCACGCGTACATGCAATGCCATGGAGACTAGGTCACGTTCCCCTGAAGGCCTCCATGTCGATGCATGTATTACCTAAGGAGCCTAGAAATGCGTTACACAGCTACTGTACGAATATGCGAGCAATGTGAGCGGGAGTACCTGCAGGTACGAAAATGGCAGCGATTCTGCACGAGCGCCTGCCGGGACAAGTGGCATAATGAGAGCAAGTCCAAACGGATTAAGGAACTGGAGGCACTGCTGGAGGGGAAGGTATGAGCTACACATGCGCCTACTGCAAGCAACCTTACACGGAACAATTAAGCCTTACACAGGTTGTCTGTT